TATACACCCACATCCGGATAACCCGAGAAAAGACCTGGGAGATTTGACCGAACTGGCAGAATCCATCAAGAAGAATGGAATCCTGCAGAACTTGACAGTCATTCCGAAAGAAGGAGAGCCGGGGGAGTACATTGCAATTATCGGCCACAGAAGAAGTGCGGCGGCAAAGCTGGCAGGAATTACAGAAGCACCTTGCAGAATTGTGGGGGGAATGACTCATAAAGAGCAGGTATCGACAATGCTGGAAGAAAATATGCAGCGTGGCGATTTGACAATTTGGGAACAGGCACAGGGATTTCAGATGATGCTTGACCTGGGAGAGACAGAGGACACGATTGCAGAAAAGACCGGTTTTAGTAAGAAAACCATTAGACACCGCTTAAACATTGCGAAGCTGGACTCCAAGACATTGATGGAGAAGGAACGACAGGACGGCTACCAGCTGACACTTACGGATATGTACGAGCTGGAAAAGATTAAGGACATCAAGACAAGGAATAAGATTTTGAAGGAGTCTACAGATTCCCGAGACCTGGCAAGACGTGCAATCAATGCTCAGAATGAGCAGAAGCGCCAGGAGAATATGAAACTCTACGTGGCAATAATGAAGAAGCTGGGGTTGAAGAAAGCACCGAAGGAAGCGGACAGTGAGTTTTACACAGATAAGTGGGAACGCGTGGAGAGCTACAGCCTGGATAAAGAACCGCCTAAGACAATGAAGCTCAAGGATAATGGGGAACCGATGTTTTACCTGGAAAGATACGGAACTCTGTATGCAATCCGCAAAGCGAAGAAGGTTAAGAAGGTACTTACTCCGGAAGAGGAAGCCAAAAAGCAGAATATGCGAAATAAGAAGCAGATTAAGGCTATTCTGAAAGAAGCAGCCGATACGAGGAAGGTATTCATCGAAGGTATTTTATCCGGAAGAATAAAAAAGGTCACAGACGAAAAGCAGGTTGAAGCGGACCTTTTCGAGCAGATGATGGATTGGGAGACCTTCACAGGCCATAACAAGCTGATTCAGTTTTTTACCGGGTGCGAGGTTTACAATGCATCGAATGAAGAAATAGAAGCAGCACGTAAGAAAATGCAGGGGCTTAGCGTATTGCAGAAACTTCTCTGCATGGTATCAGCAATGGTTGCTGATGCAGATTTAGTTGAGTGGAATTATACATACAACACGGTCAGAGGCAAGAAGGTAAAGGCGTTCTACGGAACACTAGAGCAGTACGGCTTCCAGTTCCCTAACGACGAAGAGAAAAGCGTGGTCGAAGGAACAAGTGACTTGTATGTGAAGAAGGAGTGTTAGCGATGCAGAAATGTGAGGGATTTATAAAAGACGCCGATTGCACCAAAGATACGCCGCTTATGTATGGAGAACTGGATATACCGATATACGGTACTGGCAAAAGGATAGTTCCGAGAGTTGAAGGCAGGAGAGACTCTTCCCACTTCGAGAAGATTTTCCTGCCGGAACTGCTACCGCTTGAGGAGTACGACCTGGTTGCAATCCTTCTTTCCGGAGGAAAAGATAGCATAGCCTGCTATTACAAGCTGTTGGAACTCGGAGTACCAAAAGAACGGATGGAGTTTTGGCACCACGACATTGACGGTGGCAACCCGGAGAGAAGAATGGACTGGAAATGCACACAGAATTATGTGAGTTCATTTGCAGAAGCAGAAGGAGTAAAGCTGAGGCTTTCGTGGAGGGTTAATGGATTTTTCGGGGAACTGTATAGAATCGGTGCAAGCGAACCGGTTGAATGGCTTGATCCGGATACCGGAGAAGTAAGGCAGTGTCGATTGTCGAGAAATTATTTGCAATGTCTGGAAATTAAAGAAAAAGCCACGGAAGATATGGAAGCAGAACTGAAAAAGCTGGGGTATAGAATGAAATTTCCTGCAAAAACAGGAGATTTGAGCAGGAGATGGTGCAGCGCATATCTGAAAATTATGGTTGCAGACACGGTAATGTCAAATCTTAGCCGATTGCAGGAGTTAGAACAGCTTGGAGGGGAGAGACATAAATTTCCGGCAAAAGGCGGTACCCACCAGGGACGTTGGTGCAGCGGAAATCTAAAGGCGGCAGTCCAGGACAGTGTAACATCGAACCTGGAACAGACAAAGGAAAATGTAAAGATTTTAGTTGTTTCCGGAGAACGACGAGGCGAGTCAAAAGGACGCTCAAAGTATAACGAAATAGAAATACATAGAACAAATGCACCGGCAAAAGCACATAGAATAGTGCATCAATGGCGGCCAGTGATCGACTATTCAGAAAGAGACATATGGGAAGTTCTAAAGAGACACAACGTCAATCCGCATCCTTGCTACAGAGCGGGATGGAATAGATGCAGCTGTGCGATGTGCATATTCTCCACTCCGAAACTGTTTGCAGGAATAAAAGAGATATATCCGGAAGAGTTTGAGGCGTTGAAGAGAGACGAAGAGATACTTGGCTTCACGCTGGATAATAAATGCGATTTAGAAACATTCGTCGGAGATGCGGAGTCATGTGTATATAACGGAGATTTCGAGGCATTGAGGAGCTTGATTACCGGAGAATTTACAATCGATGATGTGTATGTGAAGGGACGATGGATGTATCCGGCGGGAGCATTTCATGGAGCGGAAGGAGGACCGTGTTAGGATGAAAAAGAATAAAGGAATCGTAGAGGTTGATATACCGTATTCGTGCAGGACGTGCGGTTATTGCGTAAAGATACAAGGAACAGACGAAAGAATATGTATGCTGTTAAAACCGACCGGAAAGTATTGCGGAGTAACCGTTGCGTACAAGATCGGAGAAACGGCCTATATATGCCCGATAATCAAATGATAGAGGAACTAAGATATGATATTGAACAGAAAATGTAATGCTTGCAAAGAACCCACCAAATATGCGGCGGGATTCTTTGACGGACCAAAGGGCAGGCGTGGATGCCTGCTTGATTGCAAAAATGAGCAGTGCGAGGTTTATCAAGTGAAGAGATTTGCAGAGTCAGAGGCGGTTAAGGAAAGAATTAAGATTCAGAACTTGAACAGTCAGAAGGGAATGTATGCAGGCTATATTGCAGCGCTGAGGAAAGATGCCAAAATAACAATGATGAAAATGTCACAGATTGCTGGATGCGGTCCGGCAGAGTACAGTTCCTACGAGCATGAACGGAAAGAGTTCGATCCGGAAATATACCGGAAATGCGAAAAATATCTGAAAAAGAAGGAAGGTGGAGGGCGATGTTGACGCTGCCAATAAAAAAGAAGTGGTTTGATATGATCGTCTCCGGAGAAAAGAAAGAGGAGTACAGAGAAATCAAGTCATATTACGACAACCGGTTTATGAATGCGTTCGGTTTTCTCCTGGTAGGCGGACAGATGGTATATGGAGAGGCAGCACCGGAAGAAATCCGGAAGCCGTGGCCGGTACTAGTAGTATTCAGAAATGGGTACTCGAAGGATTCGCCGGAAGTTGTTTGCAAATGCACCCTGCAATTTGGAAAAGGCAAGCCGGAGTGGGGTGCGGAACCCGGCAAATTATACTATGTGTTGAAAATAGAAAAAGTGGAGGAGGTAAGAAATCATGTGTTACTGGGATGATGGAGATTATTTTGAGCCAGGCGAATTTGACGAGAAAATCGAAGAGTTAAAGAATGAGCTTAGAGAATCGGTAAAAAAGGAAATTAACGATGAAATCGAGAAACTGCGTAAAGAGAATAAGGAACTGCAGGGTATTAAGAGAAACTTCGAGTCAGTGAAGAAAGACTTTGAGAGAAAGAAAGATGAGTGCGACAGGGCGATACGGAATGCAGAAAGCAAAGCCAAGCAAGCCAGGTTGAAAGAGTTAATGGAACATTTCAAGGTTACTCTTTGGGAGGTAAGCTGGGACTATCGGTATAAAAAGAAATGCGATAAGTGCGACAAAAGCAGAAAAATCCAGGTAGCATTGCCATCCGGGAAAACCGTGGACGATGAGTGCAGCTGCAGAGTGAGTAAGAAGGTGTATTACCCAAAAGAGGTGTGCTGTACGAATTAAGCGAGAGAAACAGAGAGTTCATAGCGTGGTACAGGGCGAAAGGAGACAGAGGAGAAGAATATTTTGTCGAAGATACCTATGCTGAATATGCGGAGGTAGTAGTGGATCACAATAAGGATTTCAAAGAAATTGAGGAAGAAAATTTGAGAAACATATTCTTCACGACGAAGGAAGAGTGCCAGGCATTTTGCGATTATATCAATGGTACAGAAGTTTTGGGGTACGATTACAATGTTGAAGGTCAGCTGGTTGCGCAAAGAGAGGAGACAGAGTAGATGAACAAGGTAATTTTAATGGGTCGCCTTACACGTGATCCGGAGGTTAGATATTCACAGGGAGAGCAGGCTACGGCAGTAGCTCGCTACACCCTGGCGGTAGATAGAAGAGGAAGAAGCCAGGAAAACTCAGCAGACTTCATCCAGTGCGTTGCGTTTGGCAAGGCAGGAGAGTTCGTTGAGAGATACCTGCATAAAGGGACAAAGATTGTGCTGACCGGTAGAATACAGACCGGAAGTTACACAAATAAAGAAGGCCAGCGTGTATATACGACCGACATTGTTGCGGAGGACCAGGAATTTGCCGAGAGCAAAAACGCCGAGGGTAGCGGTACATATAACAACCAGCCATCACCAGTACCACAGCAGAATGACAGCGGATTTATGAATGTAGACGAAAACAGTGAGTTGCCGTTCGTATAGAGGAGCAGAAAGGAAGGATATTATGAGCGATATTAAAGAGAGATTTGTAACGATTTACAAGGAGAAGATCCATAGAAAGGGTTCGGAGAGATTGCTTGAATGGTTGGAAAAATATGATTTTTTCACAGCACCGGCATCGACAAGATTCCATTCGGCATTTGAAGGAGGACTCTGCAGACATAGCGTGCTTGTGTATGAAAGACTGAGGGTACTGTTTGCAAATGAGTTCTGTAAAGGAAAGGAACTGACAAGCGAACAGGAAGAGACGATTGCAGTTGTTGGATTGTTGCATGATTTGTGCAAGGTACAGTTTTACGATGTGGAAATGAGAAACAAAAAGATTGACGGACAGTGGCAGTCGGTTCCGACGTATGTGGTGAATGATAAGATGCCATACGGACACGGAGAAAAGAGTGTGTATCTGATTAAGAGCTTTATGGGATTGACGACCGATGAAGCAATGGCAATCAGATGGCACATGGGATTCTCAGACGTGGAGTTCAAAGGCGGCGGATATAACGTGAGCAATGCTTTTAATATGTACCCGCTTGCAGTATTGGCACACGTGGCAGACCTGCAGGCAACATTCCTGGATGAAGTGGAGGAGTAAGAATGAGAAAGTACACATTGAATCGTAAGACGTACAAAGACGTAAAGAAGATGGATCATCAGCAGATGGACCAGTTCTGTCAGAATTTATACAAGACGGGCCACGCAGACGGAATGAAGGATGCGGAAGGATTAACAGAGAGTGAGGTTCGAGATGTGCTCCTGGGTGTGAAAGGAATTGGACCAAAGAAAGCAGAGGACATCGTGAAGGCTCTGACGGACGCACAGAAAGAAAGGAGTTAATTGACAAATGGATAAGAGTAAGGTATATTTGGAAGTGCCGGAGTTCACTGGCGAAAATGTTCCGGTAGCGGTTGCAGCAAGAGTGATGAAGAAAGACCAGCAGTTTATACGCCAGGGCATCATCCTTGGATTTTTGAAATTCGGAGTTGCATTCAAGAAAGAAGGGAGTAGCCAGTACGACTACTACATTTCTCCGATGAAATTTTGGGAAGAGACAGGATTTGTATACGCCGGAGAAGAGTGCTAAAATTGTTCTGAGAAGCGCTCGCAAGTGCGAAAAATTGCTGGATAGGAAACACGCAGGTAACAAAAACGCCGATGCGTGCGATAAACAGGCACTTCACTGTTTCTATCCAGGAAGCTGCTGACAACGGTAAGTTCTAATTAAAAACAATTCGTCAGGAATTAAAATCTAATAAAACCGCTTAACGTGGAGTTTACAGGGTAAATCAGATTCGATGTAATTCGGTTTGATTTATCCTGTTTTTTACTTTATAGGAAATTAAATAGGATAATTACATCAGCATAAAATGATGAACAGATGGTATTTGGACAGCTCGACATTGATGAGAGTGCAATCTGGAGCCTTTTGCTGGCAAGGAGATATTGAAGCGGTAAATTATTATATGAATAAAGTTGCATCAGAAATATTCAGCTTTTTTGATGTTGGGGGGAAAAACAGGTGAAAGTGAGCCGGAAAGATTTTATCACGGTTTTGTTCTGGGACTTATGGCTGAGCAGTCAGAAAGCTATGAAATCCGTTCCAACCGGGAAAGCGGGTTTGGAAGATATGATGCAGAGCTTATTGCAAGGGGCATTTCAAAGGAAAGAATAAAACATTATGGATTTGCGTTTGAAGGAAAAAATGTACTTATTGCACAAGCATAGAATATCAGTTGCAGTACAAAAATACTTTGGACAGAATAGGAGAAAGAAATGAATTTTTTTGTAACAAAAATCGTTGAAGATTCGGATGTGACGTATAATCTGACCGTGGCGGGATATGTGGCACTGGCGGCAGTGATGCTGGTCGTATTTGCGGCAGGCTGTATGTTTCGGGACAAAAATAAAAAAATGGATGCAAAGCAGATTGCATTCTGCGCCATGGCAATGGCACTTGCAGTTGTTACGTCCATGTTTAAAATTATTGATATGCCAATGGGTGGTTCGGTGACATTGTTTAGTATGCTGTTTATCGTGCTGACAGGCTATTGGTTCGGTGTCAGAACCGGTATTACAACGGCAGTGGCATATGGCATTTTGCAGTTACTGATTAATCCGTACATTATCAGTATCTGGCAGATGTTAATGGACTATATTTTTGCATTTGGCGCATTAGGACTTGCCGGATTATTTTCCAATAAGAAAAAGGGTCTGATAAAGGGATATATTGCCGGTATTTTAGGACGGTACTTTTTCTCATTTTTATCCGGATGGATATTCTTTGCCGTGTATACACCGGATTTTTTTAATAGTGCCATTTTATATTCGCTGGCATACAACGGTGCTTATATCGGGCTGGAAGCAGCAATTACATTAATTGTGCTGGCACTTCCGCCGGTCAATGAGGCAATGCAGGCAGTAAAAAAGCTGGTTTGTGAGGCGTAAAACCAGTAATTACATAATATATTTGTCCCAAACCAATAATGCAAAATAAAAAAAATTGCCTTGACTCTACAATCGTTATAGAGTTTATACTG